ATTTAAAGGCACCACAACCCGAAGGTGGTGCTAGAAAACGATCTTTTTGTGCAAGAATGAGTGGAATGCCAGGACCAATGAAAGACGAGAATGGCAAACCAACACGTAAAGCAGCAAGTTTAAAGAGATGGAAATGTTAATATGAGTGAACATATAAATAACACAGCAAAAGCAGTAGGTGACATAGCTTCTATAGCAACAGTAATTGGCACTTTGATGAATATATTGCCGGCTATAGCTGCTTTATTTACAATAATTTGGACGGCTATACGCATTTATGAAACAGATACAATACAAAAATTGTTAAGAAAAAAAGATGCCGAGCACAAGTAAAAAACAACATAATTTGATGGAAGCGGTTGCACATAGTCCGGCATTCGCTAAAAAGGTAGGGATACCACAGTCAGTAGGTAAGGACTTTTCAACCGCCGATAAAGGCAAAAAATTTACGAAAGGTGGCAACACTATGGCAACAAATCCAGCGATGTTAAAACGTATGATGATGGCTAAAAAAGCAGGGTCTATGGGTTCAGCCCCTGCCCCTGCCGCAGCCGCACCAGCAGCCCCAGGAATGGGAATGGAAATGAAAAAAGGAGGAAAGACCGTGAAGAAAATGGCAAGTGGTGGTATGGCGAAAGAAACTATGGGCTCTGTAAAAACTAATACTAAAGCTGCTCATGGCGACGGTATTGCCGAACGTGGTAAAACTCGTGCGATGATGCCTAAAATGGGTGGGTCTACAACTGGTATGAAAAAAGGCGGAATGGCTAAAAAAGGTAAATGTTAATCATGGAACATAAACATAAAATAGAACACGATAAAAAACATGCAGCTGGATACCAGCATGAGCAAGAAAAAGTTACTAAACATAGCGCGGGCCATAAAATGCACCATGACCACGTAAAAGCTATGTGTGGTGGGGGCATGTCTAAGGGTAAGAAGTGAAAGCTTCTCGCGGAATGGGTGATATTAACCCATCTAAAATGCCTAAAGCTAAAACGATTGTCCGTAAGGATGATCCGAATGACGTTACTATGTATAAAAAAGGTGGTAAGGTTTGGGATAAACCTAGACCTAAAGATTTAGGTAAACCCAAGAAGATGAGCTCAGCTAAAAAATCTGAAGCTAAAGCATCGGCTAAAGCAGCTGGGAGACCTTACCCTAACTTAATCGATAATATGAAAGCGGCGAGAAAAAAATGAACTTATTTGAAAAAGCAATTTATTTTGCAAAGAGCGTTGGTCATTCTATAGAGAGTGAAGAACATAAATTAATTAATGAGTTTATCTCTTACTTAGGAAGCGAAAAAGTAATTTCTGGGTTTTCAGATTCGCCGGTTATAAAACAATTTGCAGCTACAATTGCTCCACAACCAGATTCAACTCCCGCTCTTGTTGCTCCTCCGACTATTATCGTCCCTGTAGAAACACCTGCGCCTGTAGAAACACCTGAGCCTGTAGAAACACCTGCGCCTGTAGAAACACCTGCGGCGGGTTAATAGATGAGTACTTCTGGGTTAACTACGTTTAACCTTGACATGGGCGACCTTGTTGAGGAAGCTTTTGAACGATGCGGTACGCAATCACGTTCTGGATATGATTTTAGAACTGCTGCCCGTAGCGTTAACCTATTGACAATCGAATGGGCAAATCGCGGTATTAATCTTTGGACTATCGAACAGGGTCAAATCCCTATTAATATTAATGCTGGGCAGATTAGTTATCCGATCCCAACTGACACAATAGATTTGTATGACCATGTAATCCGTCAAGGTGTAGGGCAACAACAAGTAGATATTAACATCACCCGTATTTCAGCCGACGTATATCTTACAATACCTACTAAAAACGCTACTGGTAGACCTATTCAAGTCTGGATAGATAGGCAGTCAGGTAACGTAGATTCAACTGCTGTAACCACCTTATCGCAAGCCGCAAGTGCAACTGATACAACTTTGTACGTTACATCCACTGCTAATATGCGTAGTCAAGGCTATATCAATATCGATGGTGAGACTATTCTCTATCAAAATATAGGTACAGCTAACGGTGGTAATGCTAATCAGCTACTTAATTGTTATCGTGGTATGAACGATACGACTGCTACATCTCATACTTCCGGCGCGAGCCTGTACGTAAATTACCTACCAAACATTAATATTTGGCCTACTGGTGTGCCAGGGACTCAGTACAATTTTGTTTATTGGCGTATGCGTCGTTTGCAAGATGCAGGAACTGGTCTCATCAACCAAGATATTCCGTTTCGCTGGATTCCTGTTATGGTGGCTGGACTATCATTCTATATATCTATGAAACTTATAGGCGTTGATCCGCAGCGTATTCCAATGCTAAAAAACGAATATGAACAACAGTTTCAATTTGCGCAAGATGAGGATAGGGAAAAAGCTTCGTGGCGTATTGTGCCTCGCAACATGAACTATTATAGGTAAACCATGGCTAATAAGTTTGCTTCTGGTAAACACTCGATTGCCGAATGCGACCGTTGTGGGGAGCGTTATAAATTACATATGTTGCGTACTGAGGTACTTAAAACACACCCATACAAGATAAAAGTATGTAAACAATGTTGGGATCCAGATCAACCGCAATTACAGTTGGGTATGTATCCAGTTTATGATCCACAAGGTGTACGTGAACCAAGACCAGATGTATCGTATTATTCGTCAGGCACTACTGGACTATACATAAATCCAACGGCAAGTAACAATGTAAACAATGCCGGATATCCGTCTGATGGTAGTAGAAATACACAGTGGGGTTGGAATCCAGTAGGAGGAGCAAGAGGATTTGCCGATGCTTTTGTTCCAAATGACTTGAATTTAGTGATTACAATAGGTACAGTTACTGTATCAACAACTTAGGAGCATTAAAATGGCTAAAGCAATGAGTGAAAAAGAAGATATCAAGCAAGATAAAGCTATCGTTAAAAAAGCTTTTAGTATGCACGATAAACAAGAACACGGCGGCAAACACACGGACTTATCTAAACTTAAAAAAGGTGGTAAAGTTAAGAAGATGGCTAAAGGCGGTGTGACAGGACAAGCTATGAAAGCTATGGGGCGTAACCTTGCGCGCGCACGTAATCAAAAACCTGGGAGCAAATAATGGCTACTAAAATTCCAGCAACTACTAAAAATAGCCCAGCTATTGCTAGACCAAGAGAAGTGCATAATAACGATGCAACGGCTTATGCTCCACCACACAAAATGACTGGGGAAAAAATTAGCCCTAAAACAGATTCTTTTGTAACTAAAGATCCTAATAAATTAACTGCTGGTGAGCTTGGATTTAAAGAAGGAACACCTCGCGTTAGCATGGGCGACCCTGGTAAAGATAATGTTAAACATGACGGCATTGAAATGCGTGGTGCTGGCGCAGCTACTAAAGGGCGTATAAGTCGGGGACCGATGGCGTAATGAACTACGAACAATTGTTTAACACTATTCAATCGTACGCTCAAAATACTGAGTCTACGTTTTTAGCTTACATTCCTACATTTATTCAGGAGTGTGAGGAGCGTGTTTATAATTCTGTTCAGTTTCCATCGCTACGGTCAAATAAGACGGGTACATTAACTGCGTCTAATCAATATCTGTCTCTACCTAATGATTATCTATCTACGTACTCTTTAGCTATCATCGATCCAATTACAGGTAACTACACATACCTTTTAAATAAAGACGTTAACTTTATTCGTGAACTCTACCCAAATCCTACAGTAACTAGCCCGCCTAAATATTATGCGTTATTTGGTAATCAGTACTCAAATCCAAATGAACTTTCATTTATTTTAGGCCCTACACCAGATAAAAGTTATTCAGTAGAGATGCATTATTTTTATTATCCACCTTCTATTGTTCAAGGAATTATTACAACTATTAACTTAACCAATGTAGGGACTAATTATATTCCAGGATTTTATCCAAACGTACCATTTCAATACGCTAGTACAAGCGGAAACCAATCAGGAGTTGGCGGGTATGGGGATGTACTGGTTGGAAATACTGGAACTATTGTTTCTGTTAGTCTACAAAACGGGGGCAGCTTTTATCTATCTAATGATATTTTAAGTGTAAATACTTCTTATTTAGGTGGTAGTTCTACAGCTTCTGGATTTAGCTTTACTGTAAACACTACAAATAACTCTAACGGTCAAAGCTGGTTAGGCGATAATTTTGACCCGGTCCTTTTATATGGCTCAATGCGTGAAGCGATGATCTTTATGAAGGGTGAACAAGATATGGTCTCTTACTACGAAGATAAATACAAAGAGGCTCTTCAATTAGCTATTAGGCTTGGTAATGGTATGGAGCGCGGTGATGCGTACCGAGACGGCCAGACTAAACTTAATACTAATCTTAGAGGGAATGTTATAACATGATTACCCAGACATCATGCACAGTATTTCAACAGAATTTATTGAACGGCAATGAAAACTTTACTACTGGGTCTTATAAGATTGCTTTATATACAGCACTGGCTAATTTAAACCAGCAAACCGCTGCCTATACAGCTACAAATGAAGTTGTAGGAACAGGGTATACGGCGGGCGGAAAAACATTAGTTATATCAAATACACCCACACAAAACACGCAATACAATGTAACTTATGTATCTTTTAATAATGTAGTTTGGAACCCCGCGAGCTTTACTGCAAGAGGCGCGTTAGTCTATAATGCAACTACAGGTGCAGCATGTTTTGTTTTAAATTTTGGATCAGATAAAATTTGTACGACTAGTTTTACCGTGCAATTCCCAACAGCAGCATATAACAGTGCGATTTTAACTATTGGCACTAATACAAGCAGTATTAACTATAGCAGCCCAGATTAGGAGAAATTATGATTAATGAATTAGGAAGCTGTGGCGATAACGCTGTAGCAAATTGGGGAACAAGTGTTACTATTCCTGAAGGTATGGGCGTAGCAGGACACTATCATGTTGAGTGTCGCGATGCTCAAGGCAATTTAAAATGGGAAGAAAAGTTCCCTAACTTGGTAGTTGCCGTTGGTAAACAGTTAATGCTTGATACATTACTTAAAGGTTCTTCTTATTCAGTTGTTGGACCGTATTTAGGTTTAATTGGTAACTCAACTACATTCCTTGCCGCAGATACAATGGGTTCACATACTTGGACTGAGTTTGTTAACTATACAGTTGGCGGTTCAGCAGTTCGTGGGACAGCGGTATTTGCCTCTTCTACATCATCTGGTTTAAGTCCTTCTAACGTAACTACCTCAACAGCCTCCTCGATTACTTATACGATTACTGGCGCAGGTGGTACGGTTTATGGATGTTTTTTGGTTACAGGTTCAGGCGCTGTTAATACACAAAGTTCTACTGCTGGTGTCTTATATTCAGAAGGTAACTTTGCAACTGCTAAAACAACAACCGCTGGCGATACTGTCGCTGTAACATATAGTACAACCGCAACAAGTTAAGGAGTCCTAAATGGCTCTAGTAGTATATGACCGAGTACAAGAAACTACGGCTACCACAGGTACGGGTTCAGTAACCCTTGGTGGTGCTGTAGCAGGCTATCAATCTTTTGCCGTAATCGGTAATGGGAACTTGGTCTACTACACCATTTTAAATGGTAATGCATGGGAAGTCGGTATTGGAACATACTCGACTACTGGTCCAACCCTAGCAAGAACCACGGTATTATCTAATTCAAATGGGAATACTTCCCCGATTTCATTGTCAGGATCATCTTTTGTCTGGTGTGATTACCCATCCGAAAAGGCAGTTTATTATGACAATAATGGCGTTTTAACCATTGGCTCAACGATTGGTTATTCAGACACAGGGATTATTGCTTCGTTTGCATCGACTGTTGCAGGGTATAACCAAGTTATTTTCCAAAACAAAAGCAGTAATTCAGGAGCATCTTCTAATTTAAACGTATCAAATGATGCCGCTACTGCAACTGCGGGGTATGCTGAGTTTGGTATTAACTCAAGTACA